AGTTCGAGATGGTTATAAAAAATATAAAGATGAATTAAAAGATATTTATGAAAGAGATTTAGAATCTTTAAAAGGAAATAATATTGTTAAAAAAAAAACAAAGAAGTAATTATGATGTGTTTTTTAATACATTATGAATTAATAAATAATAAAAAGTATAATAATAATAATAAATGACTACTGTTAGTTCTATAGATCAAATATTTAAAGAAATAGGTAATGAAATTGTAAAATTTACTTCTCCTATAACTTTTCCAGATTATCATACATTAAGTACATATGATGATGCTAAATTAAAAGCTGAAATAATAAAATATAGGAATAGTAGATTTACTATTGTTCCATTATCATCATCATCAATATCAAATACAGATATAGTTACTAGCGTAGAAACAATAATCAATGCATATAATCTACCAACTCTTCCACAACCACCTCTTTCTTTTAATACTGCTAATAATAACATTAAAATATTAATTAATGATATATTAATTTATTATGGTTATGCTAAGCAAGATGTAATAAATAAATTAAAAGACTATACATTTGATGCTTTATTTCCAAAACTAAATAGAAGTTCTACTTCTAAAAGTAGAAAGTATTCTGACCATATTAAAGAAAAGGATAGCTTTGATAAAAAAAATATAAAGTTAGGTCATTTATATCAATATATAAATGTAGAGGGAAAAACACCATTGGCTAATACGGAATCAAGAATTATATTAAATGTTTTAAATAAACAATCACAACAACAACAACCAAAATCACTACCACCACAAGCAAAACCAAAACCACAATCACAACAACAACAACCACCAAAACCACAATCACAACCACAACCACAACCACAACCACAACTACAATTATTTAGTTTTTTATTTTATAATAAAGATACAGATACAGATACAGGATTATCATTTATATTATCTACAATCAAAACAAGACCTATAACATTTGATATAATTAAAGATGCTATAATTAATTATTTAGCAACATATGAATATTTTTATAAAGTATATTTATATACAAAAACAACAGATTCAACTTTTTTTCAAGTTATAGATAAAGAACAAGAAAAACTTAATAAATATGAAAAACAATTTACATATACTCAACAACCAACAAATAATTTTTTTGCAATCACAACTTATAACAACAATGGAAAAAAAGTAGAAGGACAAAGAGTACATATTGCGATTAATAATGATTATTTAAATTATAAATTCTGTTTAGGAAATAATAGTAGTAGCGGATTTGAAAATATAAATCATCCTTTAAAAACTTTAAAAACGCCATTATCATTAACTTTTCCATCACCAACTATAAGCACTTATAATTTAAACGAAAGAACAGTTTGTAAATGCTCTTTTAATAATTTTATAGAAAAATTAATTAGCTTAATGAATACTTCTAACGATGTGAAAACTTGGATACAATTAACACCTATAAATTGTTTTCAGGAAGTAAATATTACTAGTTTTAAGAAATCAATTGAATCAATTACATCTCCAAAACAAAAAAAAACAAAACGGGGGGGTGGTGAATCTTCAGATAATAGCATAGAAGGACCGGGAAACAGTAAAACAGTAAAACGGAAACGGCGTAATCTACCAGATCAAAGTGTAGTTGTTGTAATAATAGACAAAGAACTTAATAAATACAAAGAAAGTACCAATATAAAAAAATTTATGCAAACAAATGATATAAAATTTAATAATGGTAAATATACTATTCCTGTATATAAAGATATTTTTAATAATAAAAATGGTGTTTTAATAAGTAATAGATTAGCTAACTTTAATACTGATGAAGAAATAAAAAAAGGTAATTTAACCTGTGTAGATAATGAAATAAAAGATAATGATATTTTTATTGGTAAAATTGGATCTGGTTATCAAAATAATAATATTCATACATTTATAGCAATAAAGAAATATTTAGACGCTTCAAAATATAATATAATAATTAATTTGCATTTAGATACAGATGATAGTAAAAGAGTAAAGCAATTAGAATTAATATATTTATTAAAATATATTATTCCAAAATATAATTTTTTTAAAGATAGCAATGTCAAGAAAATATATATAATCGGTGATCTAAATATGGATTGTTATGAAATTATAACAAGTATCAGAGAAAGAGTTAATAATATTTATTATAAAGACCGTAGATTTAAAGTTGTATTAAATAATATAATAACTCAAGTTAGTATAAATAGTAGTAAAAATGGAAAAGGTAGTGCTTTAGACAATTGTATAATAATTGAATACATACCTGATCAACCAAGACAACTAGGACAACTAAGACAACTAGGACAACTAGGACAACTAGGACAACCAGGAAGACGTAAATGTGATGAATATAAACCTAATATATATATTTCAGAATCAGCAAAAATGCCTACGTCATCTCAGTCTCAAAAATCAGCTCAAAGATCAGATATAAAATTATCTGATCATTCATTGATTATAATTCAAGATACAGATCCGGGTTTAGATTCAACATCCGGAGTTGCATTGTCTGAAATTAGTAAATCAGCATCAATACCTTTATCAAGCTCTTAATAATTCAAAAATACCTACAGTTTAAAAACTGGAAATTAATTATAAAACACACCCGTGTGAAGCCTCTCTTCTGTATCTAGAGGAGTATATAAGCATATACCAAGAAAGCTTGTTAAAATGAAATAACATAAATTATTAAACATTCATATAACTTTTATATTACATTTTTGATTGTAAAAAGATGTTTAAAACTAAATGAAATATTTGAATATTTGAAAAGAACTAATAAAATATTCCTTCCAGAATTATGTATAGACTAATAGTAAATGTTAGATATAATATTTGACGAAAACTATTATAAAATAAAAAAAGAATATGAAACACATTTTAAAAAAATTAATAAAGATATAGATCAATTTATTAAAAATATTTATTGATTTAATAATATTTTTAGATTTTTAACTTCTTGTTGTAAATCTTTAATATCTCTATTGTTTTTTTTAATACATTCAATTAATAAAGCAACTAATTGTGTGTAATCTACATTATAATTATCAAATGCTTCTGGTATATTATTTCTAATATCTTGAGCAATAACCCCAATATAATTTTTATTATTTTTTTTATTTTTATATTTGATCCCCTTAATTTTGCTAATTAAAGTAGTAGGATCTTTAATTTCTGTAATTTCTTTTTTATTTAATATATCTTCATTCTTTTCCATCTTTTATTATATCATACAATTCTTTAACGGCTTCAATTAATAAAGCAACTAAATTTGCATAAGCAACAGTTTTAATATTATTATGTTCTTGAACTACTTCAGGACAATATTTTTCTATATTTTGTGCAATTACACCCATACAAAGTTTATCTAAATTATCTTTTCTTCTATAATTGACACCATTCAATTTTAATACTTTATTTAAACTATCTTTAATTGGATATATTTGAGTTTTTAAAGATTCATCTGAATATGCAGCAATATCATCTTCAGATATTAAACCTCTTATATTAGAACTATGATTACCTACAAATAATGCTGGTTGTTTATTTCCACCTAATACACTATAATCATCATTATCACTGGGATTTATACTAACTCTTGTATCTCTAATTAAAACAATATTATTTTCTCTAGACCATATATTAATAGCATTTTCAGTATCATATAATAATTTATTAATATTACTTGTATTTATATCTAAATTAGATAATACAACATTTTGAATATCATTTGTTATACTATCAAGTCTAATATCAAAATCTTGATATTTTACATAATCATCTAATGTTAAAGTTTTTATATTAGTTTCAAATGTTGTAGATTTATCTTCAGAACGATAAATATTACCACCACCTTCTATCAAAATATCACCTTTTAATCGTAAAGCAAAATCATTAATTGGTTTACAAGCTATACTAATACAATTTTCAACACACAGACTATTTGGTATTGTATTTTTAAAAGTATCCAGAGAACTACCAATATTAACAGATGGTTTAATTATAATATTATCAGTTGTTGGTATTCCTAAACCAACAAATTCATCTAAAGTATTATCAATTATTGATAAATTAGATCTTCCTAATCCATTATAATTATCATCAAAAGATTTTGTATATAATTTTAAATCATCTTTCAATATTACAATATGTCTATCACTATGATGAACTTTTAAAACATTAGTTTCTATTAAATTATCATTTTGATCATACAAATTATTATCATTTAATCTATAATAATTTAAAGTTTTTGAAGATATTGATAAATTACTATCAGTATAATATGTATTATTGTATCCTAAATAGAATGAATTAATATTTGAATTAATAAAAGTATCATTATGATCATATAAATCATTATTAGTATTAATATAATAAAATTGATCTATACCAAATACATAAATATCTTTAATATTTTGAGTAGTATTTTTAACAGGAATAGTATTTTCATTATCTAATTTTTTAATAATAGTTGTATTATTAACAAGATAACGATAATTATTATGATATCCACCTATTCTATAATTTTCTGTAATAGTAGTATTATCATTATAAATAAAATAAACTTTATTTAATTTTGTATAAATTAATACATCATTTTCCATTTTAATAGTTTCAATATCATTTTCAATATATTGATAATGATTATCAGATAATAATTTATATAATGTATTATCAGCAATAATATATGTATTATTTGTAGAACAAAATATATTTGTAATATTAACAAAATTATTACCTATAAAATTAAAGTTATCAATAGATCTTAAGTTATCTATATCAGTTTCTAATGTAATTTTAAGATTAGAATAATATAAAATGTCATTTATTTTATTTATACCTGTAATGTCATTATTACTTTTATAATCTTCAAAATCATTATAAAAATCAATAAAACTATGATCATATACAATAATATCATTGCATTTAATATTTGATTCAACATATAATTGTATATTATTCGTTTTTATTGGTATATTATTACCTATACCAACATAAGGATCTTGTGAATATATTTTAATTGTCCCTCGATCATAATTATCAACTAATTTAACTGTAATTTCTTCTGTATTTGTTGCATTATTTTTAATAGTAATTGCAGAATCATTCAATAAATTACAAGTATTAATATTAACTAATGAATTTGGTATATAAATATTAGATTGTGTATTTTGTATTGTTAAATAATCAAGATCATTAATGTAAGTATTTGGTATTTTATTTGAATTATTTAAAACAAGAATGTTATTATTAAAATGTTTAATATGACCATAAAAATCAACATTGGTATTAAAAATAATATTTGAATGATCTTTATTCGCAATAGTATTAGTTCTTATGTCATCAACATCAAAATCAATATTAGAATATATTAATTTAGTATTTTCATTATTTGCTTTAAAAATAAAATCATTATCATTTAATCGTATATCAAGTTGATTTGTATTATTTTGAAGACTCATAAAAACATCATTACCATTCGTATTTTTAATAGCAAACGCATTTGGTATTTTAGATTGAACTAATTGTGTAGCTTGTGGAGTTCTAATAGACATAATTAGTTTTTACTATTCTATAGATATAAGAAATGAATAAGATTGAATGTATTATAAATATAATAGCACTTAATATAATTAATAATTCTTTCGATATATGTGAATAACATTTGCAATTCTTATTAACATTAATTATAAATAATATAATTATAACACTTGTAATTAAAGTGTAAAGCATATAGATATTATAAAATGAATTAAATATTCTACCCTTTATTAAAAAGAACATTATATTAAATATAAAATATATTAAACTTAATAATATATAGATTATTATATGATAATAATGCCATATATCTAAACATTCACATTGTTTTTTATAAATACTTAACCAATAATATAAATACAAAAATATTATAAAATATATAATAATTCCTAATATTTCAATATACATTTTTATTATCATATTAAGAAAGTAAAATTATTTTATAAAATTGTATATAAAGGACTTAAACTAAATAATCACTTATGTTTCTTTATATAGGTCCATAATGATCATTGTAGAATTATAAAATATTATAATTCATTATACAATAATTATAAAATATTATAATTCATTATACAATAATTATAAACCATTATACAATAATTATAAAATAGTATATAAAGAACTTAAACTAAATAATCACTTATGTTTCTTTATATAGGTCCATAATGATCATTGTAGAATTATAAAATATTATAATT